TAACATAATGGGATACGCAATTCTTGCTTGTTGTTGTGAAGAAAATTATTTACATAATGTTAGAAGAGCAATTAATGATATTAAAATGAATTATCAACCTTTTAAAATACAAAAAATTCAATCACAAGAAGCAAAAAAAAATATTAATCTTACTATAACAAAAATTCAAACTTGTTTTGAATGTGATAAATTACACCCTGATTGGTATGAATTAATGGATAATGAATATACATTTAAAATTTGTGTTAATGATTTTAAGGAGACTGGGGAATGTTATTGTTATAGTTATTATGGTTGGGATAATTATTGTCCTCAAAATCACTAATCTAATTCCATTTCTACTGGGTTTAAATCTATTCCAATATAATTTCTATTTAATTTTTTTGCTCTATATCCTGTTAAATAATTATAACAAGTTATATCTAATATTGTTTCTTCTTCATTAGAATATGTTTTAATAAAATAATCTACTAATTCATTTGGTCTTGTAGAAAATCCCCTTATATGTCTTGCATAATTTAATATATTATTTGGATATTTACCATAATGTCCCTCTTCCTCAGTTTCATATATTTTATTTTCTCCTCTACTTCCATAGTAATTAGATTTTCCACATTTGGTTTTCTTATAAAATTTTTCACCTATCATTTGAGGATTATATGTTCCTTGTTTTTTATAATATACTAATATTTCTTCTTCTTGTCTTAATGGTTGTTTTTTTGCGTGGAAAAAATTTGTTGGGTGTTCCTTAATCCATATATAATGATATTTTGGTTTTTCTACTTGTATTAATTCATAAGTAAATGGTATTGAACTATGCAAAATAATTTTACCATTTGGTTTCAATACTCTCCACATTTCCTTAAATAATAATTTCCAATCTAATTTTTTATCCCATTTATTTTCAGTAGTATTATAAGGTGGATTAGTATATATTAAATCTACACTATTAGTTTCTAATTTTATTATTTCTTCGTGAATATCACCTTCTATTATATTCATAAATTATATTACACAATATTTATTTTTATGAAACGGATAAAAATATTTTAAAATAAATTTTTAAAATTGATTTTGATTTATTTTGAATTATAACAAAAAACAAATGTCTCGTGATACAGCAACCCCAAAATATGATATTAAATTTAATGAAAGGAACTTAGCAGGATACGGACCAGGTGATTTTCCAAGATTTTCTGTTTATTTATACTTAAATAAATCAGGAGTAGAAGACGATTATGAAGAGGAAGATATTGCATATTTTCCAGCAACCGATAAGGATATGTTAATAGATTATATTAAATATGATTTACAAGAAGAATTAGAGGAATGGTCTAATATATATAGAATTACTATTAATTTTGAATGGGATTATGATAATATTGAAGAGATTGATATAATTTATGAAAAAAAAAATAATTAAATTTGAGATTTCAAAAATAGTTTTAACACCACACGATTTATGCGATTTATATAAATTTAAATTTGTTTGAAGTTTTTTTAATCATTTCAAATGGTATATCATATTCTTCTATTTCATTCCAAGACCATATACCCTTTTCTGTTTTATATTTATATTTTAAAATTGTATAAAATAAATCATTCATATATTTTTCTGTTATACCATTATCCATACATTTTTTTTTTATATCTCTCATACATTTATTATTATCAGTCATACTAAATAAAAATAACGTTTCCATTTTATCATTATTAAATTTACTAAACATATCGTAATTTTCGTCAAAACAAAACGATTTAAACTTTCTATAATCCTTATTGACTGTATCCCAAAATACACTATCCACTTCAAGCAACATACTAACATATTATATTATATTATTTTTATATGGTTTATGAGTTTGCTGAAATTACACCAGTCATACCGTCTAATACATATACTACGTCGTGTATAACATATAAATCACATAATACAGCACCTGTTGCCTGATTTTGTATTCCCTTACTTCCAGTTTGTGCGTGGAATACAAGAGGTAATCCTTGTCCTGCAAGATTTTTACCAGCAAATGCAGCATTATAACTTTCAAGGTCAAGACTGAATAATGCCTTACCTCCTTCCTTACTGGTTTTTTCGTCAGTAATTAAATATGTTTCAACAGGGTCGGCATTATGTCTTGCGTCAATAGAACAAATACCTCTTAAATCACTGCTAAAATGACCTAATGCTAATTGCTGATTAGCAAGTAATTCACCAGCGTCCTTTCCATTAGCGTCTGTATTTACCTTAATTCTCTGCGCGGGCACTCGCAAACCGCCAACTGAATAGTTCATTTCGCTTATATCACAATTAACAAATCCAGATACAGAATTTGCAAGGGAACTGGTAATAGCAGTATTTAATCGTAGAGCATTTACTAATGATTTTACAGACCTTTTACGAGTAGAGAAGGTTAATGTATTTTCACCAGTTGTAGAAGCAGGAATTGCCTGTTGTGTGTTTTGAACTCCTACTGAATGAATTTGAATTGGAACACCAGAGGACATAGCAGAACGGAACATAGAACCAAATTCTGGACCAGGTTTAAGAATAGGTAAATGCAATTCTACTTCACTAATAGTGTAGGTTGCAGCGTCAGTTCCAGAGTTAGTTAGGAATGCAGTTACATTTTGTGCTAAGGTCATAGAAATATATGTAAGTCCTTGAGTATATCCTAACGGCATATATCTATCAGCATTGAAGAAGGCAGATTGTGGGCGGTGAGTAATAACACGACTTTCAGCATTAGTAATTGAAGTTAAACCAACACCAGTTAAATCAGCAGTTCCCGTTTCTACCTTTTCTGCCTTACCTGGGCGTTTAGAAGCACCTTCGTATAAATGGTGAATTGTAGAAACAACGTCAGTATTTTTATTAGCATTCATAGCAGCATAAAATGTATTGTAGTGGATTACTTCTTCTAATAATGCACCAGTTCCACCAATTACTCTCCAATTATCAATTACAGCAGCACCTCCAATAAGGGGGTCAAGGAAAATTGGAGCAGCACCAGTATTGTTAATTTTGAATTTCATATAAGCACGTTTTAAATCAACAAAACAATCTGTGGGAACGTTGAGACCCACACGAACTTCCTGATTTTGACTAAACGTAGAACCATTCATTGGAATAGCAGTTACATAGGTAAGTTCCATTTCAGGAGAAGGCATACCTGGGACTTCACTTAATCTCATTTCTATCGGTGTTGAAGTATTATCACTCATATTGTATATACTATTAAAATAAAAAAAAATTCAATTTAAATTTTAATTATTATTTAATTAATTGTTTAATTAATTAATTAAATTTTTATTATTATTAAAAATAAATTGCTCGTCTTCTGGAAAATATATTTCTAATTTCATATTATAACTTTTATTATTTGTTAATGTATCTGCTAATATTGTTCCGTCTTGGTCTGTTAATTGAATATTTAATTGACCTTTAAATGGGTTTCCCATTACAACATAAGTATTATCGTAATATTGATTACTATATAAATATAAACTATTGAAGTCTGTTGCGTCTTCTCTACCAGTTGGAATTACACCTAATATATTAGAACTTACTAAATTATTATTGTCCGCAGTTGGAGGTGAAGTTTCAAATGTATTAGGAAATATAGTTCCTCCTAATCTTACCTGTATTGTAGTTGTTGTTCCAATAGCAGTTGCGTCTGGTGGTAAATCCATTGCAAAATAAGATAATTTTACATAACAATATGCTTGGTCTTCTATAAATTGTTTATTAGGTGCTGATTGAAGAATACTTGATAAATTAAAATTTATATTTTTACAATTAACATTTGCGTCTGCATTATCGTCACTATTAATATATAGATAATAGTAATTTTGAATTGCTTTCATTATATATTATATATTATATTTTTTTATGTTTTTATTTCATTTAATTTTTGATTAATAAAATTGTTTAATTCTATTTGGTCTTGGTGGTCTTGTAATATTCTTGCTTGTCGTTGCTCTACTTGTCTTCTTAATTGCTTCTCTAATGAATGGTGATATTCCCTTTGTTGTTCGTGTATGTGGTGTGATTTAAAAAACATTACCTTCAAATTTATTTCCCAATCAGCATTTTCAAAATTTACTGCTTCTGTTTCTTCTTGATAAGTTATATTAATTGCAATACTATTTATTTGTTTTTGTGTTAATTCACATACAAATTCTATTGGTGGTTCAAAATTAAAAAATGTATTTCTACTTAATGCTACTGGGACTTGTGCTATTATATTAGAAAACTTACCTGTTGAACTTTCCATAACCTTATTATTTGATAAATTTGGTAATCTTATATATATACTATTTCTTGTATCTGTTATATCTACTGCCCTATCACTTGTTATTCCATTAGTAGTTGTTATACTTATTTCTTGTGATTTAAAACCTAAAAATCTTCTACAACTATCTTCTATTGTAAAATCAAATGTTGTATTTTTTACTGTTGGATTACTATTCTTAATATTAAGTGTATTATTTATTTCGTCATAAGCAAATGTATATGTTAATGTATTAGTTGAATTTGCCTCTAATAATGTTTTTATTACAGAACTTAATTCTAATATATCATAAGAACCACTTGGTATTATTAATGTTATGAATTCAGTATCACCAGTTTCCTTAAATTTTAATTTATTATTTTTATTATTATTAGATAAATTATAGAAGGAATTTGGTATTGTTGCAGATACCAGTGAAACTCCTAAGACCTCGTCGTCAGCAGCAATTATATTTTCAAATAAATTTAATGTTCCACTATTATTATAATCTGTTTGTGAAGTTAAATTTAAATCTCTACTGCGTATAGCAATGAAAATATCACCCCTCGTTTTACTGTGAGGCATACCCTATATATAATATTACATAGATTTTTTATTAAGAAGTAAATATTTTATCAATATCACTTGCTGGTATGCTTTCAAACATTCTTCTTATATCTTGTGCTTGTCTCTGTTTTAATGTTGTTTTAGGTTCTGGTTTAACTGGTTTAACTGGTGTTGCTAAATCTTTTAATTGTTGATAGTATAATGTTGGATTAGATATTTTTATTTTTTCTAATTCATTTATTTTTGATTGAGGTAGCATAAATTGTCCGTATTTTATTAGACCTGTATTTACTGGTTTATCACTTACTACATTAGGATTTCCTATATTAATTATATTTTGTTCTCGTTCCTTCATTTGTTCTCCTAATTTATTAGCGTCACTTCCTTTTTGTTGTTCTATTAATTCCTTTAATTTTTCTTGATTTTTTAAATTTATTACTACTGGATTATTTATTATTCTTCCAGTTTCTGGGTCAATAATTAAATCACTACTGGTTGTTAATGGATTTTTTTTTGCTTGTAATTTTAATTTATCATTAAACTCTGTTGCTTTTTTATTATGTTGAATTGCTAAATCATTTGCTATACTATCTATTGTTGCTTGTTTTTTACTTACATAACTACAAGCGGTTAATGCACCTCTATCACAATCAATAGTTCTTTGTGCTAAATCTTTATTATATTTTTTTTCTGCTTCTTCTTGATAATCATTTTTTGTTTTTATTTTCATTAAACCTTGATTATTTACTTCTGTTATTGGTTGCGTCTTACTATTTATATTACTTAATTCACCTGTTGTTTTATCATTATGTAATCTTCTTAACATAGTTTCCCTACTACCTGTTCTCAACATTTGATATTGTTTATCTACTTGTTCCTTAACTGTTTCTTGTTCTCCTTGTATCTGTTGCTGTTTTAATCTTGCTAATAACATTTCAATAGGAGTTGTTTTTGTATCTGTTTTGTAAGGATTACTTAATCTCTCCATATATTATATATAATATTTTAATTGTTTTTTGATAAATCTTTTTTTCTAAAAAAGATTATGAAGAAGAATAAAATAGATAGATTAAGGAATGAGTTAAAACAATTTAAAAATCAAAATAAACCTATTAGAACTCCAAAAAAAAATAGAGAAATAATTAATATTCCTTATGTTAAGAAGGGAGAAATAATATACACAGAAGAAGAAAAAATGAATTATATATTAGATAAATTAAAATAAAAAAAAAAAAAAATGTTTTTCCTGTGAGAAAATAGTTTGACCTGTGAGATTTCAACGATTTATGCGATTTTGCGATTTTATGCGATTTTGCGATTTGTAATTTGCGATTAATGCGATTGAGCGTTTTAGAGGGATTAACTACCCTCTTATATATATTAAGTATAATTTAGACTATTTTTAAAAATCGCAAAAATCGCGCAAATCTCACATTTTCAAAACTATTTCCCACACGAAAAATATTTTTTTTTTTTTTTTTTTTTTATATTATTATTTTATTTTCTTCTTCTATTTTTTTACATTGTTCTTCACCAATTCTATCTTGTTGTCTTATTTCTTCCATTTTATTTAAATAATCATTTCTCATTTTTTGCAATTCTTCTTCTGTTCGTTGTAATTCTAAATGTTCTCTTGCTACCCAATCTAATAACATATCTGGATAATAATATTTTTTTTCATTTACTAAATAATCCTTATAAGTTTTAATTTTTAAATAATTAGGCATTGCTACATTATTTTTTATTTCTTCAAGTATATCTTCATTATCTCTTATTATACCAACACAATCCATATATGTATATATATTATTTTTTTTTTAGATTATAATACTCAAATAAAAAATCATTTGGAAATACAGCATAGTATTCATATCGTGCTTCTAATTTTTTTTCATTAACTTCCTTCTTTTTATGTTTCTTCTCAATTCTATTGACTTCTTCCTCGTCCATATATATATATATATATATAATATTTTATTTTAATATCTTGGTCTATCTCCTTGTCTTTCCATTTCAAATAATTCTGCATTTTGTTTATCAATAACACTTTCCATTTCTGTTAATTGTTGTTTTAATAATTGTTCTTTTAATTCATTTCTCTCTAATGTTAATTTTAATGTATCTAATTCTTCACCTAATACTTCTACTTCTGCTTCTCTCATTTCTAAATCTTCTTGTCTTCCTCCTATTTTTTCAACCATTTCTCCTAATTTTTCTCCCATTACCATTGTGGATTTTTGGAATTTTTCCGTTTCTTCTGCTTGTCTTAAACTTAAATTATTATCTACAATAGCAAAACCTTCTGTTGTATCTTGTATCATTTTATTTTGTTTTTTTATCAAATCTCTATAATCATTTAAATCTTCTGCGTCATTTAACATTTCTTGTAATCTTGCAGTTTCACTTACTACTTGTTCTTTTAATTTTATATTTTTATTTCTAAAATGTTTTGCTGCTTCTGGACTTAATACACTTATTCCCTCTAATTCATTTGCTAATTCTCTTTGTTCTGTTAATACTTCTTCAACTCTACTATCTAAATCTTGTGATACATTAAATATTAAATTTTGTGTTTCTTTTATTTTAATAGGGTTTTGTTCTGGTAAGGTGATTGCTTTTTTAACACCTTTTTTTTCGTCCATAGTATATAAATCTTCCTTATCAGGTTTTTTATTACTATCAAACTTCATACTATAAGTTTGTCTATCTTTTTCAATAAATGGATTTAATGCATTAGGATTAGATAAATCTACTGTTGTTTGATTTTGTTTTGTTAATGTAGTTAGTAATGCTAATAATTGTTTATCCATATTGTCTCTATCACTTGAATTGTTTGAACTGTTATATCTACTTGCTCTTTGACCGTATCCCCTTGCTCTCCTTGGTATTCTATTTCTACCAAATTTTTTTTTTTCTTGTTTTCCTAATTTTTTTTTACCTTTTACATAACTATTCAAATAATCAATCAAATCCATATATATAATTATAATATTTTAATTTTTTTTTATATTATATATTATAAATGTTGAGTAGAAATGACTATCAAGGAAAACTACCTTATGATACTTATGTTAAACGATATAAAATGCACCAAGAGGCAGTATTTCCTAAATCTAAAACTGATACTACACCTACAAAACCAGGAACTGATATACCACCAACACAAGAAGAAATAAAAAAATATTTAGAAGAGAATAAACAGAATTTAAATGATAAAACAAAAGAATTAATTAAACAACAAATAGAAAAAAAAACTGGTGGTAAATTCAAAGATTTAGAAGACGCACTTAGTAAATTACAAGGTGAGACTGGTGATACAGACGAAGATAAGGAACATAGAGACCATATGTTAAAGGGTTTTCAGTTAGCAAGAGCATTACAACCTAATACAGAAACATTAACAGGAAAGGAAATAGTAAGAGCAAAATTAGCACAAGCAAGTAAATTAGGTTATATGAATGACGATAATTTTGATACAGCACAACAATATTTACAAAGTATGAATGATACAAATGCATATAAGATTGATAAAAACTTATCAACCCCAGAAGGTATTGTTGTTAGAACACCAGGAGGAACAACTGAAATACATTATAGAGGTTCTCAAATATTAGATAAACCAAGTTTAAGTGATATGAAAACTAATTTTAAAATAGCAACTGGATTTGAAAGTGAAGACGCACAATTTATACAAGCAAAACAACAATATCAAAATGCAGTAAATAAATATGGTAGTGTAGAACATTTTGGAGGTTTTAGCAAAGGAGGGGGTAAGGCATTATATATGGGACAAAAATACGACGTTCCTTCTACTACATTTAATCCATTTATTGGAACTAAAACAGCAAGGGGTATTACTTCAACTACACAAGAACATACTATTATTAGAACTACTGGTGATAGTCCTTCATTAGCATTAGCAGTAAGTAGTAATGCAAATCACGAGAACTGGAATGTAAAATCAGTAAGACCATTAAAAAAAAATGTTAGTCTTAATCCTATTAAGAATATGTATGACGCACATAGATTAGATAATTTGACTACACCAAGGAATAGTGGTAATGTCTCTAATGACGCAACAGCAATAGAGGGTTTAATGTTTAATCAAATGAAATTAATGGGACATAGAGCAAAATATGAAACATTACACGATATAGGTTTAGCAGTTGAGAGTGGTAAAACATATAGTGAATTTGTAAAAGATTTACAAAATGCTGGACTTAGAGGAGATAATGATATTGGTTTAGAAAATGGAAAACCTATGATAAAAGGTGCAAGACACAAAAGAGGTAGTATGGACGGACCAGTTGATTTTTGGGAATTAATGGGTGGGAAATTCAGTCCAGAAGAAGAAGCAGTCATTAGTGGTAATAAGACACCTACACCAAAACCAAAAGAAAAAATAGACCAAATGTTAGACGATACAGACGATACTGCTGATTTAATAAAACAACTAAATAAACAAATAAAAGATATACAAGGAGAAACAGGTATAACAGACGAAGATATAAAACCAAGTATGATTAGTGAAAAAGAGTTTCAAGAAAACGTAGATAAGTTAGGTATAAGTCCTCCAAGAAAAAAAGGTCCAAGTCCCCCAAGAGAAATAGAAGATATAGAACCTGAATTAAATAAATTTATTAATAGGTCTCAATTAGATATTAAACTTACACCAGAAGAATTAAGAATTAGAGAAAAACAAGAAGACCAATTTGCTAAAATAGAAGGTGATAAAAAAAAACCTGCTACTTCTACTGATAATGATTTTGAAACTCTTGACGATTTTGAAGCACTTAATAATAAAAAAAGAGAAGAACTTAAATTAACAAAGGAACAATTAAAAGAATTTGGTAATGCTTCACCACAAGAAAGACTAAATATAATGGGTAATCATAATGAAGAAATAATTAATAATACACACGAGTTAGGAGAGGCAATGTCGCCTGTTGAAGCAAGTGGTTTTAGAGAACATTTTGGAGAAGCAATGAACCCTGTATCATTTGGTGCTGGTATGTTAGTGGGTATGGGAACTGACGCTGTTTTAGATTATATAGACCCTGCTGAAAATGCAGACGGAACTAAGAGGAAACAATCTATAACTGGTGTTGGTAGAGAAGCATTAAGTGGTTCTATCACAGGAGGTTTAATTTCTGCTGGAACAACTGCTCTTGGTGGAACTTCTGTTGGATTAGCACCTGAAATAGCAGCAGGAGCAGTAGGATATGTAGCAGGTAGTGAAACTGGAAAATTAGTATCAAGTGGTATTAAAAAAATTGGTGGTAATGAAGACGAACAAGAATTAGGTGCTGATACAATTGGTGGTAGTGTAGGAGGAGCAGCAGCAGCAGCAACATTAATTGGGGGAGCAGCATTAACAGGTAGTGAAATAGGTGCTGCTGCCGGACCTATGGGAATTGCAATTGGTGCTGGGGTAGGATTATTAGGCGGAACATTAGGATTTGGTATTAGTGAGATAGTAAAACATAAGGACGATATTAAGAAGGGATTTAGTAAGGCAGGTAATGCTATTGCTAATGTTGCTAAATCAACTGGTAATTTCTTCAAAAACTTATTTTAAATATTGTATATAATATATGAAGGTAGGTGTTCCAGTTAAGAGTGATAGAAAAGGTAAAAAAATGAAGGTATTAACTCCTAAGGGAAATATAATACATTTTGGAGATAGTAATATGCAAGATTTTAGACAACATAAAAATAAACAACGACAAATAAATTATTGTAAAAGAAGTGCTGGTATAAAAGCAAAAGGGAAATTAACTAAAAATAATAAGGAGAGTGCTAATTATTATTCAAGAAAATTTCTATGGGATTGTTAAACTTTTTTAAAAAAAGTTTTATCAAAAATTATATCTTGTAATATAGTATATGTATAAAAAAAAAACTAAACCATTAATGAAACCAAGAGCATTGAAGAAGGAAGAGATAGAGTTATTTAAAACTCATAGTAAGAGTTATAGTAAAAAACATATAGACGAAATGAAAAAGTTTATTAGGGCAGGTAAGGGGTGCTTCTCTATGTCTCATAAACACGCTTCTAAAAAAGTTGGAAAATAAAATATTATATATATATTATGGGTCTTACCTTCAAGCAAAAATTTAATAAGAAGTATGGATTTAAATTAAATGAACCTCATAGTTTAAAAGAAATAGCAGATATTACAGGATATAAATATAGTGGAATAAAAACAATATTTGAAAAAGGAGAAGGAGCATTTGAAACTAACCCACAATCTGTAAGACCAAATATGAATAAACAACAATGGGCGTATGCGAGAGTATATGCAAGTGTTAGTTCAGGTAGTAAGGCAAATAAAATAGATAAATCACATTTGAAGAAAAAATAAAAAAAAAAAAAAAAAAATATTTTGCTGTGGGAAAATAGTTTGAAGGGTGAGATTTTTGCTATTTATGCGATTTCTAATATTTCAATATTAAAATTATCTAAATTAAATTTTTTATATGCTTCGTATGCTTCTTCTTCTATTTCGTAATAACCAATATGATATTTTTTACCTTGATAAGTTGTCTCAACTCTGTAAGGTTTTTTTTTATTAAGGGTTTTTCTTACTCCAATAAATCTACTTGTAGAATTCTGTTTAGACGCTTTATTTTTTGCATTTTCATTATAAGAGACCCACCTTAAATTAGTTAAGGAGTTATCTACTCTATTTCTATTTTTATGGTCTATACAAGGTTTATTATCAGGATTAGGTAAATACTGTAATCCTAATAATCTATGAATTGTTTTATGTATGGATTTTTTATTTTTCCTTAATATAAGTGCAATATAACCAGGTTTAGTTAATCTTGGTTTTAATAATTTTTTTTTGTATTTTGAGTATATATCACCATTCTCATTTATCATATAATTAGGAAAATCTATAATATCTTGGAAGTTTTCTAATTCCATATACATATATAAATTTTAGTTTTTAAATGGTATGGTTTTGGTTATAGGTGGTTTCATAAAACGCCAAATCGTAAAAATCGTGTAAATCTCAACGTTCAAACTATTTTCCCAAACTAAAAAACATTTTTTTTTTTTTTTTTTTAAACTTCTCTTGCTTGTATTTCTTGTAATTCAACAGGTTTATCTAATGGTTCTCTTGGAACTTCTCTCTTACATTCAAAACAACAACCCCTTATTTCACTACACCTTGAATGTTGTATTTGTGATATAATACCAATAAGACCTTGGATTGATATACTTAATATAGTAGGAAACAATAAATAGTCCATTTATATATTATAGTAATATTTTATACAATCTTTACTCATATTTAATCTTTTTATTGATTTAAGTATTCTATCCATTTCAATAGTAGATAATGATTTATTTTTATCATTCAACTTATTATCTAATTGTTTAATCTTATCACTAATAATTATTAAATTATTATTTACTTGTTCTATTTCTTCTTCTGTAAAATAATATGATTGATAATAATTCATTATAATTAATGTAATATTTTAATTTTGATAAAACTAATCTATTTAACCTTGTTGATAAATACAACCACATAATACAGCAATTATATCATTATCTAATGTTCTTGTTTTAAATCCGTTAGGTATATTATTAAAATCTATATCCATAGTTATTTTTGCTATTGAATAATTATGTAATAAATCGTCTTCTTGCAATTCTCCATAACCAGCAACATTTGAACTTTGTATATAATCACCATTTTCAAAATTTCCATTACTATTACAAACCCATATTGCTCCTTCACCAATACTATTAATATATAATCTGTTCTTATCTTTTTCGTCTACTTTTACAAAACCGAAATCCATACCTTCTCTATCTTCATTATCCTTTTCATATTTTGCTATAACACCCAATACAGATTTACATTTTCTTTTACTACATAATTCTACCATAGGAACAGCATTATCAATATCTATATCGTCTATATATAAACTATCATATTTTCCAGTAGATACAACTATTAATCCTATTTTACTATCATTATATAAATCATTATTTTCACTATAACACCTATGACTTGCTGTAAATGAATATGCGTTAGTTTTAAGGGCAGGTTTAAAATAACCCATAAAAGTCCAATCACTACCTGTATTTCTATTATATGAGTCAGTGTTATTTGTGAAAAGTCCTAATGCTCTAAATGAATTACCTGTGCTTTCAACCGCCCAGCAATATTCTCTAAAAAATCCACCAGTATTTACTATCCCTGTCCCACCAATAGGACTTCCAAATGGTTGAAAGTTTCCGTTCCAATTGCTACAAGGATACCAGTTATTACTTGTTCCTGAAGGCGAAAATATTAAACCTTTTGCTTTTACCACCATACTTTGAGATATTATAGGTTGGTCTAATGTTTTACCATATAAGGTTTGCGTTTCGTCCGTAAAAACAAAGGTATCGTCGCCTTTTAAATCAGGTAAATTAATATTGCGATTTGCTGTTATTTCAGGCATAATTATATCATAATAACCTGTTCGTGTAGCGTCTTCTAATTTTGGTTCTGCTAAATATACTTTGAATGCTTGTATATCGTCAGTAAGATTTCCTAATAAAATTCTATCTACTGTTGGGTGTTCCTCATAAATTACACGACCAGCAGTGTTTAATACTTTTGGTATAGTTTTATTAGTGAGGGTTTGTGCTGTTGTTAATTGAACTATATTACTATTTGTAATACCTGTTATACTACTTGCTTGTGTAGCAGTTTCAGCATTACCTGCTAAATTACCAGTAAATGTCCCTGTTATTGTTTTATTAGTTAATGTTTGTGTATGATTTTTGAAAACAAATTCGTCATTTCCAGTTAATATAGGTAATGAAATATTACGAACGCCTGATATTTCAGGCATAATTATATCATAATAACCTGTTTTTGTTGCGTCTTCTAATTTCGGTCTAACTAAAAACATATCAAATGCTTGTATATCGTCGCTACCTATATCATTGCCTAATAATAACCTTATATATGAGTCATTAACAACGAGTTCGTCATAAATCTTACGCCCCTGTGTATTTAATATTTCTGGAATAGTTGGTGAAGCAAATAATGTAGTTTGATTTAAACTAATTTGATTTCCTACTGATAATTCTAATGGACTTGCTACTGTATATAATGTATCACTATCGTTAGCATATTCTAATCCATTTGCTCCACTATTTACCTTGATAATTTGACCTGCTGTTCCAAATCCATTTAGTCCTTCAATAGTAATATTTCTATTAGTTATTAATACAGGTAAATCTGCTGTAATAGTATCTACGTTTAATCCATTTAAACTTCTAACTGAACCAGTAGATAATCCATTCAAACTTCTAACCATATATTATAATATATTATTATTTTTTTATGATTATAATTTAAAAATAAAATATTCTATAAATATATAATGCCTCCTAAAAAAAAAGTTGCAAAAACCGACGAAATACCGACGAAAACCGAAGAAACCCTAAAACAAGAACCTTCTAATGAAGAAGTAGAAAATATACAGAAACCAAAAAAACCAAAGCGAGTTATGACTGATAAGCAAAAAGAGAATTTTGCAAAACTTCAACTTGCTAATAAGGAGAGGTATGAAGCAAAACGTAAATTAAAGGAACAAGAAACAAATAATAAAATACAAGAGGTAGAAGTAAAACAAGAAGAGAAGAAGGAAATTAAATCTAAACCTCCTAAACAAGAGGTAGTAGAAGAAGAAGAAGAAGAGGAAGAAGTAATAGTTAAGAAGAAACCAGTTAAGAAGAAGAAAAAACAAAAAATAATAATTGAAGAAGATAGTAGTAGTGATAGTGAGAATGAAATTATTATAAGGAGAAGTAGAGGAAGGAAAAAATCTAAACCAATAGACATTCCACAAGAGCAACCTACACCTGAACCTATTGATATTACACCAATAGAAGAAACTAAGAAGGAAGAACCTATTGAACTAACAAAAAAATATACAGCACAACAAATTTTAAAAGGTCTGGGATTATAAATTTATTTTTAAATTGAAATTTTTTTATTATTACTAAATATACAAATGGTTATAAGAGAAGAAAAAAAAATGTTAAAGGGAGAAAAACTAACTAAGGAACAAAAAACAGATTATAGAAGAAAAAAATTAGTAGAGGTAAGAAAAGGTAAGGGAGCAGGAAGACCAGTTCAAATGAGGTCAAGAACCAAGGGAACATTTAATAATCTAAAAACACAAGCATATATGAATGAATTAAGAGATAAGGAAATGAAGGCATTGCAAACAAGAATGGAAGAATTCAAAAAAGAAAATGAAAGTAAATTAGGATTATAAATATATTAAAATATATAATATATATATAGAATGGAGTTAGAGTATGAAGATAAACTTGAAGAGATAAATTTAAAAGACCCAGTAGAGGTTGCAGGATATAAATATTCTTGTGATATGGATATGAAGGATATTCCTAAACCCTTGCCGTCTGGTATATTTAGAATGGGTATAGTAGGAAAATCTGGTAGTGGTAAATCTAATTTAGTTCAATCACTAACACAAGCAACAGGTAAAAAAAAAATATATAATAGACAATTTAGTAATGTATTTATAGTTTCACCAAGTATGAAATCACAATCAAATAAACCTAAATTACCTAATGATAGATTTTATACAAGTTTAAAAGACCTCCCAGAGATAATAAATAGAATACAAACAGAAGACGCAATGGAAGGAAGGTCATTAATTATATTAGACGATTTAGGTAGTGAAATAAAACGTGAAGGTAAGGATATGATATATTTAAAACAAATTTTTAATAATGGAAGGCATATTGGAAGACCATTAATAAATGAAGAAACTGGCGAGGTAGAAGAACCAGGTGCAATATCAGTAATGATTACGGCACAAAAACTGACGCAACTTGCACCATACATTAGGTCGCAATTAACTCATTTATGTTTGTTTGATTGTCGTAATACAAAAAGTGAATTACAAACCTTATATGAAGAATTTTTTAGTTGTGAGAAATGTCTATTTAATGAAATGTTATATAGAGTATTTAGTGTTCCTTATAATTTTATATTTATGGATACTCAAAAAAGTCAAATATATAATGGTTTCAAGTCCAGATTTAATATTAAAAATAAGGTATATTTATAAGTGAAAATAAATTAGTTTGCTAACAAGATTGTAAAATAGTTTGTAAAATATCTGTATCAAATTTATCATTTAATATTTTACTAATAACAATTTTTTTTTTATTTAACTTATCTAATTTATTATATAATCTAATTAATCCACTATGTTTTCTATTATTAAAATTATATTTTGCAATATTTCTATGGATATGAATAATAGGACTATCTAATACAGGTTCGTCTCTTATTTTATTTCTTATATAGAAATATGCATAAGCATTTATTATTCGTTGTTCTGTATCAGTATCCATATCAAATAATTGACTAAACATTTCACTATCAAACATATCATATTCTTCCTTAACATATTTACACATATGTATAAATGTATCATAATCCATTTCATAACCTATTTCATAACATTCAAAAATAGTCGTATCGTTTAATTGTTCTCCATTAAATAAATCCTCAATACTATTTTCAATTATATACTCATTAAATTCTTCCTTATCAATCACGTCGTCAAATTCCAAATCCCATAAGGATTTAACAGAACACACAAATTCAAATCTACCAATCAAACATTTAATTAAAATATCTTCAATCTTCTTGGTTAAATTTTTATGAGTATCATTTACAAACCAATCCATTTGTTTTTTGTTATAATTCAAAATAAATAAAATTCAATTTAAAAAATTTATTTAAAATATTTTATTTTGTTTCTAAATTATCTCAACTAATAAAAAAATAATTTAAATTTTATAATCTACTAAATATTTATTCTTCTTCTTCGTCTTCTTCTTCTGCATTAAAATTTGTATATTCTCCTAATTCCATAAATATTATTGCATTTGGAGAACTTGTATTAATTCCTTCTATTTTACCTGTAAATATTTTATTTTCCTTACCTTCATTATAATATAATGTAAATCTATAAGTAATATCAAATTCCCAAGCACAACCATTATCTAAATAACTATATTCAAAATCTACAACTGGTATTTCTTCAAATGGTAAATAATCCTTAATATATTTGAATGGTATATTATCTAATAAATCTAATCTTACTAAATAGTCTAAATCACACTCAATATTATTAGCATATGTATTTTCTTCCATTTGTGTATCACGAGACATTTGTTTTATTGTTTAATTCATAATAAAATAAAATCAATTTTAAAAATTTATTTTTTATGAAACTAAATTATCTCAACTAATAAAAAAATAATTCAAATTTTATAATCGTATAAATCGCAAATTCAGTTTCATAAAAAATAAAAATCGCAAAATTTATATTAAAAATCTCAAAAAAATATAAAAAAATATAAAAAATATATTTGGCGGAATATAAGATATTATCTACCTCTTATAAATAATAAATAAAAGTTTGACTATAAAAAAAAAAAAAAAAAAAATGTTTTTCCTGTGGGAAATAGTTTTGAACGGTGAGATTTTAACGATTTTTGCGATTTGGCGTTTTGCAATTAATATTTAATTATTCATTTTATTTATTACCATACATATTCCCATTCTTCTCCTTCTTGGTCTATACCACCCCAATAGTCATATTTACTACCACACCTTTTTCTAATAGCAATAAGTTCTCCATTTATAGAATAATTTTGGTCTGGGTAATATTCAAAGAACGCCCAACTATGTTTCTTACTTATATAACAATTATGATAATCACGCCATTCATAATCATTAATATTAATTTTTTTTGTTTTTACCATTTTATTTGTTCTTAATTCAAAATAAATAAAATTCAATTTAAAAAAAATATTTAAAATTTAAAATAATTTTTTATATTTATTTAAACCTTCTTATATATCATTTGTTGCGTTTCTATGGAATGTCTCATATCCTTAGCAATCTTATCTAATTTTTTATTAGTAAGGTCAGGAGATAAATTAGAAATATAAATATGTCTTAAATCACTACTACTAATTTTTTTATTGAAATGAGTTAGAAATATTTTTTGCAATAATTTAGTTAGACCATTAGTAGATAATCTATTACCGTCTGCATTTTCTAATAAATAATCCTTATCTTCTTCTAATCTAATTTTAATTAATTTATTTAGATATTTATTTAATATACTACTCTTATTAATTTTATATGTTTTACTACCCATTTTTTTATCAACCTTATCTTGATTAATTAATATTTCATTCTTATCATTATTAGTAATTAAATAATTTTCACTTGATAATAGGTCGTCCTTAGGTTCAGTAATAATAAGAGTAGCATAATTGTTTCTTAATGGAGGAATATATTTACCTTCATATAATAGTAGTAAAACGAAATCTTGTAGTAAATATTTATTATCTAAATTTTTATCTATTGTTTTTCTAAATGATTTTAAAACTTCTTGAAATTGTTTATTATCAATATGTTTTTCTTCTACCTTAACATTTTCTAAATATTTTTTATTTACCTTCTCTATTAGTTGTTCCCAATATATTTGTATCGCATTTCTAATTTTATTTATTTTAATTGGTTTTACCTTATAATAATCATTTATATTTGTAATATACATAATAATATTTAATACAGTATTAACATAATTTTTTTTAGTTGCATTACTAAAATCATTCTCTTCCTTATCTAAATAATTTTTTACCATATCAAAATTAACAATAATTTTTGCTAATCCTTCCATAGTAATAGGAATATCTCCATTAACAGATAGATATAATTTTTTTAATTGTTCTCTATAAATTTTAATACTGGATTGTTTTGGTTCAGTATATGGTTTCTTCTTTTCATTCTTATTATTTTTAATTGCCTCCACAATAATACTATCAAGATTTTCAGTATCCATATAATTATTTATTTATTTGTTTTTAAATAGTTTATTTTAAAATCAATTTGAAAAATTTATTTAAAATTGATTTCATAATTATATATAAGAATAATGAATAAATATCAAGAAGGAAAAATATATAAAATTGTATGTAATGTTAGTGGTGAAGAATATTATGGTTCAACAATAGAAAAATTATATAAAAGATTATCAAAACATAAAAACGATAAAAGGTGTTTAAGTAGAAATATAATCAATCGTGGTGATTATAAAATAGAATTAATTAAAAATTATCCTTGTAGTAGTAAAAAAGAATTAGAAGAAGAAGAGAGTAAATATATTAGAGAAAATAAATGTATAAATATAAAAATTCCTAATAGAACAAAACAAGAGTATAGAGAAGATAATAGTGAATTTTTTAAAAATTATTATATAAAATATAGAAAACAATATTATGAAAATAATAAACAAGAATTAAATAAAAAAGCAAAAGAAAAATTAACTTGTGAATGTGGAGCATTAGTTAGAATAAATAATTTAGCAAGACATAAAAAAACATTAAAGCATTTACAAAAAACAGAATGTTTAATTATAGATTAAATAGTAAATGTTAAATATATAAACCATATAGAAATAAATTGGTAATATTATATAGGAAGTATGAGAAAATATCTCTACGTTTATAATAGTCCCTCTATTACATTAAGGACTACAAAAATTAAGGAATTAATTGATAGAGTAAATTATTTAGAAGAATTAAATAGTGAAGATAAATTAACAGCAGACAAATTACATAATTTTTTTCAAGGTAAAACTAAGAAATGCAATTATGTAGTTTCACGTTGTATTAGAAGTAGGATTTGATAATTGTGAATTTAATTCGTCAAACAATTTTGCCTTAACTAATATTTTATGTTTCTCACTTCTTAAATGTTTTTTAACAGAAGCATAATTTATTTTACAACCACAGAAACAAGTAAATTTAGGTTGTATCATTGCACTTGTTATACTATTAATATAATTATAATCCATATATATATTACTTATTATTTTTTTAAGTATTTTTACTAAATAAAAAAAAATGAAATTGCATTTTAAATGGTTTAATATCAAATCGCAAAAATCGTCAAAATCTCACCGTTCAAACTATTTTCTCACAGCAAATTTAAATTTTTTTTTTTTTTTTAATCACTGCTATAATCATATTCATTATCACTTGGTTCGTCTTCAATTAATTCCTTCATATTATTTTCACATTCTTCTTCTTCATTATCACTATCTACAGGAAGTTCAAGTTTTTTATAATCTGCTAATTTTGTTCCAATACTACTATCCTTATCAAAATTATAATATACCTTAGTTAAATATCCTCCCTTACCTGTTAATTTAATTTTATTTCTTGTAATTTCTCTCTTATAATAATTACAAGTAAAACAACTATTTTTAAGATTATTAATAAACGCTTTTCTTGAATAATTTTTCTTATCATTTGTCTCTAATGTTCTATAATAATTACTATTAACAAATTTACTATATAAGTCGTCTGCACTAATATAATCCATATCTAATTTACAATAAATTTTATAATCAGGGTCGTCTGTAAGTTTTAAATGTAGATACTCATTTATAAAATCTGCAATAATATCTTCACTCTTGATATAATATTCACTATTTTCCATAGTAATTTTACTAAATGGAAAATTTTGTCCTATTTCAAATATAGTAGTTTTATATTTTGCCTCAAAATTTTTAATATATTTTAGTAGATAGAATAGCATACCAATTTTCATATTTTCAATAACAAATGTAGAAGATTTATTTGAGTATTTAGTTTGTGCTAATTTATAAATATCAGCGTCAGTTGTTAATCTTGGGTCATTTTTATTTTCTACAAATACTCTTGGTAATTTAATATCTCTAATTCTTCTTGTAAGAGAATTACTTGAAGTTCCCATAATAGTTGGTTTATCATTACACATAACAGCAAAATTAGAATTATTAATTACCTTAGTCTTATTACTATATAACATTCTTGCATTAAGTGTGCCTTCACCTAAGCATTTAGCAGTCGCCATATTAAGTTGTGTTCCTTCCTTAGTCTCTGTAAAAACACCAAATCGTTTGAATGCTATATTCGCCCATTCAGGACTTGGTTTGGTTGCCTTAATATCTTCACCTATTAAATCACCACAAAATCTTATGAAGTATTCTTCACCTAAAATTAATTCCATATAGTCAAAAATTACAGATTTACCATTTGAACCAACACCATTAAAAATTGGTAGAAAAATACTTGTAGCACCTGTTAAACCTAATGCTAATATAAATGTAAAATCTTCTTGAACTGGTTTATATTCCTTAGTAAATAATCCGTCATACATTTCAGTAAAATCTTCTACATAACGTTCAATTTTTTTCTCGTCCTTAGGTAAATCATAATCAATAAATTTAGTAATAAAATTATTTTTACTATGTTCTTCAATTGGATTATCATATACCCATTCCTTACCAACTAATTTTTTATCTGGATTTAAATTATATACACAATTATTAAATGGTAGTAAATGAATTTTCTTATCAAATATATCTTGCTTGAATTGTCTAAATCTTGAACGTTTTTGGTTAATCATATTAATAATAATATCACAATCTGTATTTCTATTTTTTTGTGTATCATATTTTTCTAATATGCAACTCTTAGTTTTTTTTAATATTTTTATTTCCATTTCTAAATCAGGGTCGTCTTGAATAGTTAATTTATCTATTTTACTATTAATTGTTTTAATTAAATCAAGTAGATATGTCTTAGTAAATTCTCTAATAATATCAGTCATACTACAAAATTTTTGTGCTGTTTGATTAGACCACCTATCATTATTATATAGATATGTGCTATATGTCTCTCCATTTTTAACTTGAATAATTCTATCTTCATTTATATCCATAAAATCTATTGCAATTATTTCATTACTAAAATCATAGTCAGTATTTTTTTGTAATTTTAATTTATATAATTTACTACTATCACACATATTAACAGCATAACCGAATGATTGTTTTTGACTTCTATTTTGTCCTTCTTCATAAATATTATTAAAATAATTATCATAATTACTAACTGCTAATGTAGATTTTTTACCTATTTCATATAAGGTTTGTTTTACACTATCACCCTTATCCCAAATAGAATGTATAAGTAATTTAAATACATAACCATTATATAAATATTTATCAGTAGGAATACCCTTAATAACTTCTATATTATAGTCAAATTTATTATCTATTTTAATATCACTAATATTAGAAGTATTAATAATATTTTGAATTTGTTTTACCTTATCTACCTTATTTAGTTTCTTGATTTTACCTCCACTATTAACAAATTTTTTATTTAACATAGTAAGTAAATTTTTAGTTGTATTTTTTTCAATAGTAGATTTTGGTAATTTTTTATCTGCATTTTCAACATTAATATTTTGAAATGTCTTACACCAAATAGGAGTTCCACAAAATATTTCTAAAAATCCATAATCACTATTTAATTTTTCACAAGGTTTATCATTAGACCAATTAGAATATTCACATATAGAAGAATTATTTTCTAATACCTCTAATAATTTTTTATTTGTAATATAACTTGTTTTACCAATAATAAAATGATAACCATATTTTTTAGTAGCAGATTTATAATATGGATAATCATTTAATAATAGATTAAGTAAATTTAATCCATTTTGTGATAATTTATTATATTCTTCGTCATTCTTAATATCACAATCTAATTGTATGAAATCATTAGTATCAATGAATGTAGTATTATAATCTTGTCCTATTTGGTATAATCCCATATTTGTCTTCATAGTCTTCTCAATATATTCTTGGTTTTTTTCAAATAATAATTTTGCTTGGTTTATATCATTACCATAATCGTTATTAGGTAAATGTATAAATCCCTTATCCTTATCTGTCTTACCAAATACAAAATTAATACATTTTTTTTTTAAATATTCTACGATATTCATACTCTTATTATTATTAGTCATTTAGTTTTTATATGGTTTATATATCTTAAATATAAATTCAATTTAAAAAATTTATTTTATTTTGTTTCTAAAATTTAAAAAAAATTAAATATTTTAAATTTGCATAAAATTTACTAAATAAATTTATTTACTTATAAAATCTAATAAATTATTATTTTCTTCTCCTTTACTATGAAAACTATTTTCTATCTCTACATTAATATATATCTCTTCCAATGATTTCTTCACTTTTTTTTTTCCATATTTATTTATTGCATTATCAAATGCATATAATATCATATCGTCGTCTGCATTATCTATTAATTTTTTTGCTTTTTTTAACCAATATTTTTTTGCTTCTACTATATTCTCTCTATTTCTACTATATTCTAACATAGGTGTTAATATATCATATAAATAATGGTCTGGGTCTATTCTTAAATACCAAGACCAATAATTCCAATCACCCATTCTTACCTTAATTTTATTAAGTGAAAATTTAAAATCTTCAAACATTTTTTTATTTAATTTAGTTCTATCATATCTTAATAAATAATTAATATTATTCATAATCTTAGGTTTAGTTTCTTCTATATTCATTTTAATATCATTAATTGCTCTTCTAACATTATGTAAATAATTTTCTTCACAACAACAAGCAAGAATTGCGTATCCCATTATGTTA